TGAACATCCTCGAACCCGATGCTGAGATGCCTGTGAAGGTTATCTCAGTACCTAAAACGTTGAAGGCTCCGAGAATAATTGCGATGGAACCTGCGTGTATGCAATATACACAGCAGGCACTCCTTCGTTGTTTACTCTCGTCTCTCGGAAGGGATGAACTCCTTTCGGGGCTGATCGGATTTGACGACCAATCGCCTAATCAGCGTTTGGCTCGCCAAGGTTCTCTTGATCAGAGAACAGCAACACTCGACTTGAGTGATGCATCCGACAGAGTCTCCAATCAGCTCGTCAGACTGATGGTTAGTCGATGGCCGAATTTGAGTAAGGCTATCGACGCCACCAGATCTCGACGGGCCGACGTACCTGACCATGGTGTTTTACGCCTGGCCAAGTACGCGTCTATGGGTTCAGCGCTCTGTTTTCCCATTGAGGCCATGGTATTTACTACCCTGATCTTCATTGGGATCCAGAGATCGCTTAACGTGACCATGGCCCGGAAAGACATTAGTCTGTTCCGGGACTCGGTGCGTGTCTACGGGGACGATTTGATCGTCCCGGTAGACCATGTACTGTCTGTCGTACAAGCTCTCGAACATTTTGGTGCTCGAGTTGGCTTGGACAAGTCTTTCTGCACTGGAAAGTTCAGAGAGTCTTGTGGTAAGGAATACTTTAATGGCACTGACGTATCGCTCGTCAGAGTCAGGCAAGCGTTACCTTACACGACAGCAGACGCTACAGAGGTAATAGCAACTGTCGCCCTCAGGAACCAGCTCTATGAGCATGGTTACTGGAAGACGGTCAGTTGGTTGGATTCTCTACTGACGAAAATATTGCGATATTTTCCGAAAGTGGAGCCAACTTCCTCTGTGTTGGGCAGGGTCTCATTTCTCGGTTATCAACCCGAGAGAATGCACCCATTCCTGCATAGCCCTTTAGTTCGAGGCTATGTTGTGCAGGCCAAAGCGCCCAGTGATGTACTGGACGGTACTGGTGCCCTCCTTAAGTGCTTACTCAGACTAGAGTCCGGTAGTTCAATAAGGGGTGTCGAGAGTCATCTCGATTTAGTCCCCTGCTACCGTTCTGGTCTGGCTCGCGAAGGCGGGCCTTCCCCATCGGTTTTGCCAACCATGGGCCAAGATGAGAAGCACTTAGAGCGTTCTGGACGCCCCAAGCGCGTCAGCATAAAGCTTGGGTGGCGATCGCCCTTTTAATAAGGGCAATGGGGGCCAGTAAAAATGGCCCTTGGGGAGAGTCAAG